GAACAACAATCACAATGGACGCAGGTGCTGCTGGTGTTGACAAAGTTCACACTTTTGTAAGTGCTACAACAGACTGTGTAAGCAACGCAACTATGCAACCTACATACACACCAACTGCTGGTTCTTATGACCCTGTAGGTGGAGAGTTCACTGTAGAGATTGGCGTACACAGATTGTCTGTTGGGGATTACATCATTGTCGATCAAGAGGGTATTACATTCTCTTGCCTAGACGAAAGCGATAATGTTATTAACATATCTCACCCAAGAACAACTGATCCTTGGTTCAATGAGCCAATGGAAATATTAGAAGTAACAGCTACTTCAATTACTATGAATGCTGGAGATGCTAATGGTTATGCTAGACCACACACATTTGTGAGTGCGACAGCAAATTCATTCAGAAAAGCTTCTATCCCATCAGTGTCTGGTAAGGTACAAGACCTATTCGAGATCGTATCTCATGTAGTTCGTGCCAATGACATTAATGAAATCCCTGCCCTTATTGAACCTACTGGTGGATACAACTCTGCTATCGATACAGATGCACAGTTAATCAGAGGAACAAAAGAGAAATATAAGCAAGAAATCACTGACTGGTTAGGTGAAGAATATAATGCTCTTGGTTACGATACAGCACTATGCTACCGTGATACAGGATATATCATCGACGCAGTTGCAGAAGACTTGAAATATGGCGGTAACGCTGGAACAGTAAATGCGGCTTCTTACTATTGGGATGCGGCTCTTAATATCTTACCATACGATCAGCGTATGCCTACAAGATTAGCATATCTACACCTTGCTGATGTTGTTGAAGACATCATTGAAGAAACAGTTGTTCTTCCAGTATTTGGTGCAACATTCACACCAACTGATGCTACATATGACCCAACAACTGGTGTCTTTGTTGCAACAATTGGAGCGCACACATTAACTTCTGATGATCACATCTGGTTCACACCATCTGGTATTACATTCTCATGTGATAACGGTAGTGGCGTACAAAATGATGCGGCTCCACAAGCAGGGCATCCATTCTTTAACAAAGCATGTCCAATTACTTCTGTAACTGGAACTACTATCACATTGCAAGTTGGTGTGGCAGGGTCTTATACAGGCGCACACACTTTCGTAAGCGCACTAGCAGATGCTATTAAAGAAGTCAAGGGAAATATCCTACCTCAAAATCTCTCAAATGTTGCAGGTAATGCGACGATAGCGGCTGCTGGTAAAGCACTTGTTACTATCGTAGCTGACTTGGTTGACGATGAGCCAGAGATTGAAGGTCTACTAGGTTCTAAAGACGATGTTCTTAAGAAGCGTAAAGAATTGCCAGTAGTATCTGGTAATCCTATTATGTCTCCATCAAGAACATTTGCTAGAGAAGCACTACAACGTAATAGAACATTCATCCAAGACGAAGTTGTTGCTTTTGTCGAAGACGAATTCTACACATTCGATGAAGCCAAATGCGCAAGAGATGCAGGGTTCATTATTGATGCTGTAAGAAGAGATGTTCAAACAGGTTCCACATACAATTCAAAGTATGCTGGTAAGGCATATCGTAACGGTATGGCTGGCGCTCAAGAAGTAATTGAGGAACAGCTTGCTGAAACGATAGAAGGAATCCGCTATATACAAAAAGACATCGAAGCAAAGCTAAGCGGTGTAGCACTCACTAGAGCAAACGGTTCCTTCACTAATATCATCAACGTGATGACAAATGACTTCACGGCTGATGGCACTAACTACAACTACGGTATCGGTCAATTCGAAGCCTTCGCTAAGAATGCGGCTGATGGTATGAACGTTAACAGAGCTTTCTTACAGGCTGAAGCTACAGCTTGGGTAAATGTTAACTATCCATCATTAGTGTATACAGAAGCTAAATGTCAAAGAGACACAGGCTTCATGGTTGATGCTGTAACTTACGACATTCAACATAACACAAACACAGCTATGATTGATGTTGCTAAGATTTATTTTGAAAACGGACTTTCAGCGTTGTCAACAGCACAAAGAGCGCCAACCGTAGCACTATACACACACTTGGCTACAGTAACAAGAGCATTGCTTCTTAAACAGCCAGTTACAGCTACTACAGGTAACGCAGTTGTGCAAAGCTCAGTATTCGGTAACGTTAACGCTCTTACAGCGACAGCGGCACAAGAGCTATGGTCAGTTGTATCAGACTTGATTGTTGATAACTCTCTAATCAATCTTCCAACAGCAATTGAAGTAGTTGATGGTGTAGGCGAAAACTATGATTACAACACTGAAGCTACTTTGATCGGTGACTCAAAAGCGACACTTGCCGCATCTATCACTACTTACCTTAAGACTAAGTTCTCTTATCTTGAGTATAGCAGAGAAAGATGTCATCGTGATGCAGGTCACATGGTTGACGCAATCAGCCACGATGTTCAATACGGTGGTAACAGCGCAATCTGGAACAATTCTCAAATTCACTTTAAAGATGGCGTAAATGTATTACCTATGCAACAAAGAGAATCTTCGAAAAGAGCATTCACACACATGGCACAAGTTGTTCATGATGTGATCCGTCAGATCGAAGTTCCATTGAGAATAGGTAGAAAGTACACACCAAGCACAGTAACTTACGATGCTCTTAATGGAGCTATGGTTATCACTCTTAGTGGTGGACATGACTTTAAAGTTGGAGATCACGTTGTGTTCCCAACCAACTCCTTCACATTCTCTTGCTTAGATGCAAGTGGTGCGGCGGTTGAAATCAGCCACCCAAGAACTACTGATCCATTACACAATAGCCCAGTAAGAATTAATGCAATTTCTGGTACAACTATTACTGTAAATGCTGGATCAGGTGGTACAGGAGCGCAGAAGGCACATACATTCGTAAGTGCAACTAAAGGCGCAGTACAAGAAGTTATTGGTGCAACTATTAGACAAGACAAGACTTCTCTTGTAGCTAGACGCTACATTGCTAAAGAAGCTAAAGACTTGTGCCTAGTAGTAGCAAACGTTGTTGCTCAAAATAACCCAACTAACTTGCCAGTTCTTGTCGAACCAAACCGTTCATGGATGGTTGGATCAGCAATTGAAACTTCTATTGATACCATTAACACAAACAAAGCAACTCTTGCAACTAACTTGATTAGCTTTATTTCAAGAACATATAATGGTCTAAGCTATCCTAAGCAGAAATGTCGTAGAGATGTTGGCGGTATCGTTGATGCTCTATCACATGACGTTCAGTATGGTACAAACTATGGTACGTTGTTAAATGCCAACTTGTATTTCGACAATGCCACAAGTGTCCTACCATTCGATCAAAGAAGCCAAACTGCTGATTTCTTCTACGAAATGGGTCAGTTGGTTGAGAAGGTTGTGCAAGAAACTGCAAGCGGTCAAGATGTTGCTGGAACCCCAGCTACTGCAACTGAAGGTACTACAGTTCAAAACCTAGTAAGAATTATCGAAATGGCAATTCGTCGCAATGGGTTGGACGGTGTTCCTGATATTCAAGAGCCAGATACTTCTTGGGTAGATGCTTCTCTAATTTGGATGGGCAACGAAATTGATGATAATCTTGATAATCTAAGTGATGATATCACAACATGGATTAACAAAGAATTCAGCGTTCTTGATTACAACAAAGCTAAGTGTCGCAGAGACAGTGTTTACATCTTGGATGCGTTCAGCTATGACCTTAACTACGGTGGTAACTCAGCTTCCAGATGGAATGCAGATTTCTACTTCTGGAACAACGAACTAAGAGTGCCAGAAGATCAGCGTGTTGCGACAGCTAAAGCATACCGCAAAATTGGTGAACTTGCTAAATTGGCAGTTCAAGGTAAACTACCAGGTCAGGTCATTAGACAGGGCGTTGGTGGTGACGCTGAAGCAAATCAAGCATACGATCTAGGTTTGATCTTCTACAATGCACTATTCAACAACTCTGTGTTAGACCTCGGACCTCTTACTGAGCCTAACTATGTTATCGGAACAGATAAAGAATATAGCTTTGCTAAGGACATTCTTGCTAATAATAGAACATTCTTGCAACGTGAAGTTCAACGCTTTATTACATCTGAATACAAATTCATTGACCTACCTAAGACTTATCGTGATGGCGGTAACTTGCTACAAATCTTAGCAAATGACTTTGCCTTTATCGATCCAGCAAACGGTGTTGAAGGTACTGACAGAGCAATGAGATCATTTGCGGCGGCGTTGTTTAATATCAACCAACAGCACGTGTTCCCAGTGTTTAACGCACCAAGATCATTTACTGATTGGAGAAAACTACGCTTTAAAGGCACAGTCGCTTCTGTACCAGCTAGAGATGCGTTGACAGGCATGAAGCGTTGGGATGCATACATTATTCCAACAACTGGTGCTGGCAATCCAGACAACAATAACTATCTTGGAACGATCTATCATTGGAACGGTACTGCATGGGTTACTGTTGGTGCTAATAACTCTGATCTGCTTTATTCTTTCTATAAGGCTTGGGAACAAATGAAAACTTATATAAATACTAATATCGCTCCAGATCAAGCACACAGGAACATGGTGACAGAATTGCTAGACAACGTACTTACAAAAAGTGTATTGACACCAGACTTCCTAGTCTTTGGTTCGCTCGTTGAATCCATTGCTCACCAGTTTAACGGTGCATCAGCAGGTGTTAACAGAAACGCACTTCCGCTGAACTTTAGAAACATCGGCGCGGCTATCGGTGCTACTGCATCTGTTCTCTCAGAGGACGGTGGTAGAATTAGATGGTCTGGATCAGACGAATTAAACAACCAGTATTTCGCAAGAGGGTTGAAAATTAACGGTAGAACAGGACGTATCGAAGGTCGTCCATTCACATCGTCAGTTAGAAAACTCGCTCGAAGGGCTTCAAATTCAAGGGCATCTCTATAATGGCTATATATACACTCGCAACAACACAAGCGCCTGATGCTAAACCAGTCGCTAAGTCTTTCACATTATCTACCAACTGGCAGACAATGATCGAAGTACCAAATTATGAAGTCCCAGAGCTAGTCTTTGGGGGTTCAACTACTATTGAACCAGGCGTTGGTGAAGTTATTTCACCTCTGATCTTGTGTAACATCACAGCAAATACAGTAACGTGTGACGTGAGAACACATAGAGAAGATGTTAACGCTGAATTCTATCTAATAAGAAACTTACAAATCCCAGCATATGATACTATCCCATTGCCGCTTAACGGTCAATTCTTTAAGTCAGGTGATCTGCTAGAATTAAAATGTTCAGACAACTTAGCAGTACATGCAACTCTATCATTTACACTAGGTCAAGCTGAAGAGGATGATGTATAATGCCTTTTAAATCTATAAGTGGAAGTAGGATAATTGGTCAGGGTCAGCCACAAGCAGTCCCTATCCAACTTGATCCAGCCCCATACACAGGTGCTATAGCTTATGGTAGCGATGGTAATGTATATGTATCAAACGGCTCAGCATGGGCTGATGTTGGTTCTGGTGCTACAGGCTCACAGGGTACACAAGGCGTTCAAGGCGTTCAAGGTGTGCAAGGCACATATGGGCCAGGATTTGACGTAATTGGATCAGTTCCAGACGTTGATAGTGGTGGTGATCCTCAAGCAACTCTTAATACTGCATTTGCATCTGCTACTACAGGGCAAGCGGCTATTGATGAGGCTGACGATGAGCTTTGGGTTTATGATGGAGCTAACTGGGTTAATGTTGGTTCTTTCAGAGGTGTCCAAGGTTTTGATGGTAATCAGGGCGTCCAAGGCGTACAGGGTACAATCGGTCAAGAAGGTATCCAAGGTTCTCGTGGTTTCCGTGGTAATCAAGGCGTACAGGGCTTCCAAGGTACAACTGGTATTCAAGGGGTGCAAGGCATCCAAGGAATTCAAGGCACACAAGGAACTCAAGGAATTCAAGGCGTACAGGGTGACCAAGGCGTTCAAGGACTTCAAGGAGATCAGGGCGTTCAAGGTGTACAAGGACCTCAAGCGTTTCAAGGTATACAAGGTGACTATGGTTTCCAAGGTTTCTCAGGCGATGACTCAGGGATGGTTGTTCAATATAACGTAGGACACCAATTTGCAGAGCCAAGTCCAGCTACTTCTGGATTTATGATATTCAATTCTCCAGCAGCCGATACTGGCGCATTAACTGGAGCAACTAAACTTTGGATTGCTGATAGCGATACATTTAATATTGATTTGACAGCTTACTTTAATGCAATAGGTTCATCTAGCTCCACCAATAAAGGTTATATGAAATTCACATTACGTGATAACCCTAGTAAGTATGCGATATTTTCAATACAGGGACTTACTGATGATGGCAATTACTTTGATTTAGATGTTACTTATCTAAGCGGTAATGGTAACAAAGAAGATTTTGTTGCTGAGGATTTACCTTCTAACCCAGGTACATATATTTCACTACCGTGTATCGTAGCATTTGATATATCAGGTGATCGTGGTTTCCAAGGTATCCAAGGAACACAGGGGCTTCAAGGCGCAACTGGTATCCAAGGTGATATCGGTTTCCAAGGTGTGCAAGGTGCGCAGTCGATCCAAGGTACACAAGGCATTCAAGGTTTACAAGGAATTTTAGGCTTTCAAGGTACTCAAGGTGTTCAAGGCTTACAAGGTCTACAAGGCACTCAATCAGTACAAGGTATGCAAGGAACACAGGGTCTACAAGGTGGAACTGGCGTTCAAGGTGTTCAAGGTATTCAGTCGGTTCAAGGTATTCAAGGCGTCCAAGGTGGTGCTGGTTTACAAGGTGTCCAAGGTCTTCAAGGGGATCAGGGTACTCAAGGCGTACAAGGCGCTGTTGGTCACTACGGTGGTTTAACTCACGAGTGGAGTTACTTAAACGACTCGACTCCTTCTACAGCCCCAGGAACTAGTAACTGGAAAATAAACAACGCTGATGTAACATTGGCTACTGTTTTGACACTTGACGATGTTCCTTTAGATAACTACACAAACGATATTGATGAAACCTTTGATTGGTTAGCCGCAATTCCAGGTGGCTCTGGCTCTAAAGGCTTAATCATTGTTGAATCATTTGACGATGGTAATGGTCCGTCTGGTCACCACCAACTTGTGTACGAATTTACAAACTTTACATGGGATGGCGTAGGCAAAACATTTGGTTGGTTCGACGTTACTTATGTTGGTCAATATGGATTGCCAAACAATTCATGGCAAACAGATGTTATCGCAACAGGTCATGGCGCTAAAACTCTTATCAACTTTGTCCCTCGTGGTGAAGCTGGTACACAGGGTGTTCAAGGCGTTCAAGGACTTCAAGGTTTACAGGGTCTTGGTGGTTTGCAAGGATCACAGGGTACACAAGGTGTTCAAGGTTTGCAAGGCGTACAAGGTATGCAAGGCGTCCAAGGTAACGAAGGTGCTAGAGAATTTATCGTAACAAACAGTGGTTCTAGTGACTACGTTGTTGACGGTGTAGCTGATCCAATCATCCACTTAATCCGTGGATTTACATACGTATTTGAGGTTAATGCAAGTGGACATCCGTTTACTATTAGACAATCTAATGGTGGTGCTGACTATTCAACTGGCGTAACAAATAACGGCGTGGAAGTTGGAAGACTTATCTTTAGAGTACCTTACGATGCACCTCTTACATTGTATTACCAATGTTCTTTGCATGCAGGGATGGGTAATGTAATTAACGTGTCTGACTTCGGACCTCAAGGTACACAAGGTGTCCAAGGTTTACAAGGTCTTCAAGGTACTCAATCTATTCAAGGTCTACAGGGCGAAACAGGTGCTGGTACTCAAGGCGCACAAGGAACGTTTGGTGTCCAAGGTGATGTTGGTATCCAAGGATTTCCTGGCCCAATCGGACCGCAAGGAACACAGGGTACGTTTGGCTTCCAAGGTACTGATGGCTTACAGGGTCAAACTGGTAGTTTTGGTGGTATCACATTCGACTATACATTTAGCACGAATACAGCCGCAACTGACCCAGGAGTTGGTACTCTTAAATTTAACAACGCAAGTCTATCTAGTGCTTCACTATTGTTCATGGATGATAGAGATGACAACTTTACAGATATTCAACCGTTCTTAAGAACTATTGATGACTCAACAGCTACTATTAAAGGTCACTTTAAAGTATCTGAAAATGGAGAACCACAAAACTTTGCAATCTTTACGATTGATGGCTTAACAGAATCTGCTGGCTACTTTGTAGTTGACTCTTCTTATGTATCTGGTTCAATTGGTGGAACATTCGCTGATGGTACAGATGTCGTAATTACATTTGCCAGAACTGGTGATGTCGGACCTATTGGTAACCAAGGTGTTCAAGGCGTACAAGGCGATCTTGGTATTCAAGGTATTTCTGGATTTGTAGGTTCTGTCGGTTCTCAGGGTGCGCAAGGTGTCCAAGGTGTACAGGGTCTTCAAGGCGTACAAGGATTTAATGGAGCGCAAGGTATCCAAGGTGGCGGCGGTATCCAAGGTGCTGACGGTCAAACTGGTGATGAAGGCGAAGTCGGTGGAGATGGTGCGCAAGGTGTCCAAGGTTCATTTGGTTTACAGGGCGGCGATGGTTTCCAAGGTGTTCAAGGTGAAACTGGTACACAAGGTATAGGTGGCGTTGGTGCAAGTGGTATCCAAGGTAACGATGGTATCCAAGGTATTCAAGGCTCTCAAGCCGCACAAGGCATCCAAGGTGATACTGGTGGTATCGGTATTGGTATCCAAGGCTTGCAAGGCGAAAAAGGTTTCCAAGGTGATAATGGTTTCCAAGGCTTTGGTGGTTTACAAGGTATTAGCGGCGAAGGTAATCAAGGTACACAAGGTACTAATGGTTTCCAAGGCTTCCAAGGTGATAACGGTTTCCAAGGCTCGACTGGTGCTGGTAATCAAGGTACACAAGGCTTCCAAGGTGCTGCTGGTATCGGTGATGAAGGTCTACAGGGCATTGGTGGTTTCCAAGGTATGCAAGGCTTCACTGGTGGCGATGGTGGAACTGGTTTGCAGGGCTATACTGGTTTCCAAGGCTTCCAAGGCTTCCAAGGACTTGTTGGTGGCTCTGGTGAAGGCGGTTCGCAAGGTGTCCAAGGCTTCCAAGGTAATTATGGTGAAACTGGTGTCCAAGGTCCGACTGGTCAAGGCGTACAAGGTATGCAAGGTACTCAAGGTATCCAAGGTGACTTGGGCTTCCAAGGTGCTATCGGTGGCGGTGTTCAAGGTTTCCAAGGTGCTGAGGGTTTCCAAGGTGACTATGGTTTCCAAGGTACTCAAGGTGTACAGGGGCCAGGTAACGAAGGTGGTGTAGGTAACTTACAGAACATTCACACATCTCCTTTACAAGACACAGCATTGTTCATTCCATTCTTTGAAGCGGGGGCTGATCAAAGACAGCTACTTGCTACATTAGGACCTAACCCAGGTGGTGAGCAAAACTTCTTCTATACATCAAATGTTGATGAACTTAGTGTTGAAAACATTGACGTAGCGGGTAACCTTGCTGTTGGTGGTGCTTTAACAGCTACCTCATTAACTGGTATTGCCTCTGATATGAACTTGCCAAATGACACATACTTCGGATTTGGTAATACTAACGCAACAAAGCTTGGGCTTGATACCACAGGCTCTGGTGTATTCTTAATTGATGTTGATACAACTGTAGCATCCGCAGTAGTCATTGAGAACAGATCAAGTGGTCTTCCAATCTTTACTTTCGAGACTACAACTGGTAACTTTACTGCAACTGGCGATGTCACAACAAACTCTGACGCAAGACTGAAAGAGAATATTGAAGTTGTTGACGAAGCACTTGCTAAAGTAATCGGCATGAGAGGTGTTTACTTCAATAAGAAAGACACTCCTGATGTTAGAAAAATTGGTTTGATTGCTCAAGAAGTCGAAGCTATCATTCCAGAAGCAGTATTTTCGGATAATTCAGAAGAACGAATTAAATCTGTTTCTTACGGTTCATTGATTGGTTTGTTAATCGAAGCAGTCAAGGACTTGAACGATAAAGTAGAAGATAACAAAGTCCAATAAGATTTTTCTATCTACGTATGAAAAAGGGGGGTCTAAGTTTTTTAGTACCCCCCTATTTTTTATAAATAGAATAAAGACAATAAAAGAGATTTAAAATGGGTTCAAAAGCAAATATCTATATCGACCAAGGAACTGACTTTCGTATCTCGTTAGAGTTGTTCGACGGTGACGATGACGATTTGGTAATCAGCACTTTCAGCTTTTTTGCTGACCTAAGAAAAATGTACTCTAGCAAGAGAACAGCCGAATTTACAATAGAAAAAAACGAAAATGATATCACTCTCGTTTTAGAAGCAGATGTTACTGCTAATCTAAGACCTGGGAAATATGAATATGATGTACTGATGCGAAAATCAAGTGGTGAGATGTCTAAAATAGTTGAAGGCTTAGCTATTGTTATTCCAACGATCACGGAGGTATAACTTGTGAGCATTAAAGTTAAAGTTGGTCAGACTAAGAATATTAGAATAGTCGCGGCGGCTGAGAAAAAACCACTAATTGTTCCTGATTCGATTACGCTGGGTATTGATACAGTAGGTAAATACGTAGCACAAGTTGATGGCGGCGTTGGTATCGTTGTATCCCCAGAGAATAATATAGAGACAGCAAACCTTGTAATTAGTCACGCAGATACTTCTACTGAAGTAAGTTCTAATAATGCTGGGTTGACTTTTGCTGGTAATGTTGATATAGATACGTTTGGTCACGTTACACAGTTTTACAACAACTCATTTAACCCAACAAATTTCAGTTCTGCTAACAGCATAATCTCATCAGATGACATTACGTTCGGTAACACTGCAATCACTTTGGGTGGCTCGACAACTGAGATTTTGGGTCTAGGTAAGCTTGATGCTGGTGGTTTAGTATTAGAAACAAATACTATCACAAGTTTAGGTGATGTAAAGCTACAGCCAGCGGCTAACAATGTCGTGGACGCAAGCAACTCAAGAATGATTCAAGTTGCTGATCCTATTGATGGTAAAGATGCTATCAACAAAAGCTATCTCGAATTTGAATTAATTCGTGTTGAGAACACAGTTAAGGTTATCGAAGACCCAGTTTTACCATCTGACGCAACCAATAAACGGTATGTTGACAATTTGGTTCAAGGTTTCGTTGTTAGACCACAGGCACTTGCGGCTACAACCGCAGATTTGGGAGCTACATTTGAGGCTGGTAATACTACAGTAACAGCAACTCTTACTATTCCACCAGTTAACTTCTTATACGTTGATGACGTTACTACTTGGGCAATTGGCAAAAACCTTCTTGTTAAAGACCAAACAAATGCTCGTGAAAACGGTTCATACGATCTTATCCAAGTTGGTTCTGCCAACACTGAATGGGTATTCCAAAGAAGTAACTTCTCGACAAATGCTGAACTTCCAGGTTCATATGAGTTTGTAACAGACGGTACTGTCAATGGTGGGTCAGGTTGGGTTTCTACTGTTGATGATGCTTCAAGCTATCAAGTCAACACAGACCCACTGAACTGGGTACAGTTCCAAGGCGAAGGTACTTTCACTGCTGGGGCTGGTTTA